CCCGACTTCCCATTCGTTGAGCGTCTGCGAGGCAATGAAATAGGGAAACGTGTCCGCCGCAGTACAGACCGTAGAAAAAGTCCGATAGGTGCTCGGCGCCGATCCGGATACGGTAAAGTTTCCTGCACCCGTTGTGGTCGAAGTATCTCTTACTCTGTCGGCAATAATAAACGCCATCGACTGTCACCAATTGCTATTCCTAAGCATTCTCATACCAGACTCCGGCAATATTGGTGAAAGTGTAGATCTTGTTGAGAGCAAGCAATTTATTGGCTCCCGTATTCGTCACGATGCTCGCGCCATTGACAAGCGTGACATTGCCGTCCCCCAGAACTTTGAGGACATTACCGTTCACCCCGTTGGTAAAGTTGGTGACATTGGTCGCGCCACTATACGCAAGCACAAGAACTGTGGCTGCCGTGACACTAATGGTGCTGCCGCTGGTAGATTTAATCACGCTATTAGATACAGTAAAGGCAGGTGCAACAAAAGCCGAATTTGGCAGCCAAACCAGCCCATTAGAACCATAATTATCGCCCTCACAAGAAACAAATTTATTCCTATCCAAAGAACTACTATTGGTGCTGACATCGGCAAAACAGGCGTTCAAAGTAGAACTTCCTGTCACGACACAGGAAGTCAGCATGGCTTGCTTTGTCGCCGGTGTAAGATTAAAGCCAAAATATGTGTTTGTTGTAGCCTGCCCATCATTATATGAAACACATGCGGAAAAAATGTTATAAAAACCCGATATATGCCATCCATCTGTTTCATTGGTATCGGAACGACAATTGACCCATCGAGAGAGAAAAGGATTATTACCAAGGTCCCAACCGGTATCGGATATTTCTCCGATACAAGACTCAAAGAAATGATTTCCCGATCCGATCAGCCATGCCGCACAATTTCCATTTACCGTAATTCCGCTAACAGAGGCTGTAACTTCACAACCATAACAAACAGCATCGCTCCCGTTAATAGTCACGACTCCGCTCTCACTTCGAGTACGATTTAAAAGAGAATTTTGAGCAAGTATTTTGTTGATCTGCAATGCGAAGCCAGCATCCCAAATAATAGCTTCATCGGCAAACTGATCAAAGAAACAGTGTTCTATCTTGCACCAGTTAGCATTACGCAAATGAATTCCTTGACAAGGCGTGCCAGCACCAAGACCGACAAGCGAGATTCCAACAACTGACGCCGTATTGATGTTGGTTACCGGAGAATCAATAATGGCTCCGGTACCCCATGCTTTAAGCTCGACATTGTTTCCAACATTGAACATGCCTTCAGCACCGAACAATTGCACCCCGCTTTTAATAATGACATTGGCAAGCGTGGTTCCATTGCTTAACTGAACTACTCCACCATTGGTATTATTGGCTGCATAATCTATCGCAGCCTGCAGGGCACTGCTGTCGTTGCTGACACCATTAGCGGTGACTCCAAACCAGCCGGCCTTGATTACATCGATAATCACCAGTTGAAACCATGTTCCGACTGCATCCTGGATAGCCATCGGTCCGGCCGATGAAGCACCATTGCTGGTGTACATGGCCCCGCTACCGTAATCACCATCGGCTGCAAAACCTGAAGTAATGAACGTATCGACTGAAATCGTCAGACTGGGAATTGCCGAACGCAAGACCAGGGCACCGCTTAATGATGCTACGGACTTCCAGCTCTTGTCAGCACAAAGAAAATCAGTCGGGCTGTTGGTCGATATCGGAATGTTGCCGGACACCACGTTACCGGCCTTGTCCACCTTGAACTTGCTGACACTGCCGACCTGCAGGTCGACCAGGTTTGATCCGGTGGCACTCGCTGTGTCCGTGATGTTGGATTTAATCCCGGTAAAAAGCGCAGCGCCGTTATTCCAGGTCTGTACCCAATCGACAAACGGCATGGACGAAGTCACGGTATAATTGCCGGTACCGGTCTTCTCGGCGGTCTGCGACAGCACGACATCTTTTGTCCCGGCCGAGAATGACACTAGGCTTCCGGCATTGCTCGAAGAAAAGATTTGTGTCCTGGCAATCGTATTGGAGGATGTATAAGTTGCTAAACCTACCTCCCATTCATTCAGAGTTCTTGCAGCAATGAAGTACGGAAACGTATCCGAGACCGAACAGACCGCCGAGAATGTGCGATAGGTAATCGGCGCAGTGCCGGAAACCGTAATATTCCCAGTTCCGGTCGTCGTCGTGGTATCGCGTACCCGATCGGCAATGATCAGCGCCAAGCTAACCCCCTTACGAGAAGGTCACGCTGTAGACGACCTGCAGCGTATCGCCGGTTGCCACGATCTTGTCGCCGCCGCTGAACAAACCAGCCGAGAACAGAACCCCTGAGGTGCTGCCGACCGTTGATGAGGCGCCACCGCCAAGCACGACAAACGAACCCTTGACCGTGCCGGTCGAGGTAATGGCAAAGGATGCTGTCGTTGCCGTCTTCGCCCCGGCGGCTGCCGCACTGAACGAAAGCGTTGGACGGGGAACAGTATAGGTTGGCAATTCTGCCGCCGTTCCTGCTTCCAGCCATCCACCGTGCGTTGCCATGGTATCAGCTGTGGTAATGGCACTGAACGAGGTAGCTCCAATGATGCCAAGGAAGGGTCCAACCAAGGCACTGGCCGTACTCAAGGCACTGTCCAGCATGTCGTTGCGGCCAGTGAAGACCACCGTGTTATGGTTCATGTCTTCCCAGCGCACATTGCCGTCCTTGTCGATGCACTTGTAATAGAACGTGCCCTTGAGGCCAACTTTCTCGACTTGTCCGGCCGGTGCCCGGATGATGGAGGCATCGACGATGTCCCTGGTATTCATTCTCTCGACTTCGCTCATTGCTACTTCTCCTTGAAGTGGGTCACGATATGCTTGGCCTTGCCATCAGGACCGCGCACGATTTCCTTGGGCGCCGCATGCCGGCGTGAAGCCAGGTCGAACACCTTGGCCGCGTCGTGAAACATCTGGATATGCTGCGGATTGAAGCCGTTGTATTCGCCCTTGGAGATGCGCGTCATTTCCAGATCATTATGCTTGGCCCCCAGTTCGGCTTCCTTCATGCGCAGTTCCATCTCTTTCATGCGCAATTCCATCTGCTTCATCTGCACTTCCATCTGCCGCATGGTGACATCGGCCTGCTTGCCTTGCAGGTCGATTAGCGCATTCTCTTTCTCGCCCTGGTTTTCCACGGCTTGCCTCTGGATTTCCGCCTGTGCCTTCATCTGTTCGGTCTGCGCCTTGATCATATCCGGATTAGGCGGAGGTGGCCCGTTGGCCGTTTGTTTGGCCTTCAGCACAGCCTTGTCGGAGAATTCGTCGATGGCGTTCTCTAGGTCGCGACCAACCCGGTAGCCTCGCACGCCAAACTGCAACAGCTTGGCCGCCAACGGCACGAAATCAGGCAAAGCTGCACCGATCTGTCCCGCCACCTGCACGAATTGGGTAATCCCGGTAATGAACTCGGTTCGTTCCTCTTTCTGCTGCTGGATGTCGCCCTGGATGGTCGAATCGGTCTCGATGTCGATGCGGAACCCACGTAGCTTGTCCTGCCGCAGCAGGCCGATGGCCTGCTGGATCTGCATGATCTTCTGCATCTGCTTGATGGCGGGAGGAATTGACCCCGAGGGCAATGACGCTGGGGGTATGGGTGGCGATTGCACTGCCCTCGGGTTTGCCTGGGTGGCAGGAGGGCTGGCACCAGGCATAGGCATGGGAAGCTGCGGCTGGTCAAGCACTTACGGCTTCCATAAATTCTGCAGGATGAGGTTCATGGCTTCTTCGTCATCGTTGGGCGCACGATGCCGCAATGATACAATAAGCCGTGATAAATCGGAAATCTGTTGCGGACTTGACGACAATTGATCGAGTTTCGGCACAATTGGCTTCGCTGCCTTCGGCGGCAGCTGCACAATCTTGTTGGAACGGCCCAGCAGGTTGGGCAGATACGAAGCATCCTGCATCACGTCTTCGATCTGGGTCCTGAGCTTGTTTCTCCTGTGCAGTTCGGCAGCGATCAGATCGGGGACCTTGTACTTGTGCCGTTTCGGATAGGGTTGCCGGGAGACACCATCATGGTCCCGCGCTATAACCGGGAACGGTGGCGGAATGACATTGACATAGCCGGCATTGGTATCGGCAACCGAGATAGTTTCCGTAATTGTAACGGTACTGACCGTGCCGCCACTGATGGCCAATGACCCGGCTACCGGGGCATCGGCATCGGTAAAGACGGCAATGCCGGAATAATCGAACGGACTACCCACCGACAAAGGAATGACGGTAGCGACCGGGACATCGGTGACGATCGCCGTTTCGCTAACGACATTGAGGCTGGAACCGGTAATGAAGGAATTGCTGTCGAGGACCGAGACCGTCTCGCTGGCCAAAGCCGGATAGTTCGTGACATTCTTATCAAGGACCGATGCCGTTTCGGCATCCAGCACCGTATAGACATTGTTTAGCGCAACATTCTTGTCGGCAACCGTAACGGTTTCCTGTTGCTGCTGGATCGCTACATTGGGGATTACAGTTGCCGTTAAGGTATCGCTGACCGAGACAGTATCGACATATTGTTGAATGGCTTGTAATGCAGGCTGTTCACCCGCAAAGGCCGCGGAAGCAACCGGTTTGCTGCCGAAGCCGGCGCCGGCCATTACTCAATGCCCATGATCTTGTCGGTCAGAGGATGGCGAATGATGCGGCGCGGCCGGTTCATCGCCTCGATCAGTTGCCCAATGTCGGGTGAATTGCCGTTGAACAGTTGCAATTGCGGATCGGGCTCCGGTGGAGGTGGCACGCCTTCCTCCGGGTCGAGACCCTCGTCCAATAAAGCCCCGGAGACATTCAACAGGGTTTCCTCGCTGTAATGCTCGGAGATGATCTCCGCCATGATGGAAATGGTGTCACGGCAGAAACGGGCGATTTCATCCTGCCGATCCTGCAACCGGGTGTTGCCGTAGTTGGACTTGAGCCGTTGCGCGCCGAGGGTTTCCCTGGCATCGGTCACCCCGCGCATGACATCCCAGATGCCGGTGATGCGGTCGAGGTCCTGGATCAGTTGCATGCGCACGGCAATCAGCTTGTCCAGCGTATTGGAGATTTCCTCCAGCGGCAGCAGACTGACCGCTCCCTGCAATCCGCCCTTTTCGGCAAAAGCCGCCCAGCTATCCACAGGAATGAGTTGCGGTTCATCGCCTTCCTCAAGGATACGCTTGAGGCCGGTCTGCGAGGCGTCATAGACGCCCCTGACTTTCATGGCCCCGGTCAGGATGTCGATGCGCTTGGTCAGTTCATCGATCTGGATGTACTGGTCCTGGCTTTCCACGTAGTCCGGCACCGGGATCATGGTATCGTTGGTGGTCGTCGTCTGCAGTGCAGGTGGACAGGGAAAGAAGCCGTCCAGATGCAGGGGATCCTCGGTCTCCTCCAATAGCCGGTCGTATTCCTTGCCGATGAAATAGATGGTGCGGGTCGGCTTCCACCAGATTTCATAGATGGTCGCCTGCGCCCCTTCCTTGCGGGTCGAGAGTGCCCTCGAGCCTTCGTCGGGCAACGATGCCGGAATATGGTCCAACGGGACTTTCTTGCCTCTGGGACCGAAACGGTCAATCAGGTCCTCCCGGGACATGTAGAGCCTTCGGCCCTTGCCCTCGATTTCTTCCTCGGTCCGCACATGCGGAGGAAACTGGTAATAGTCCTGCCAGTGGACATAATCGACCTGCAGGCTTTCCGCGACCAGCTCTCGTTCGACCGTATCGACCTGCTTTTCCCGCTCGCCCTCGAGTTCCCCCTTTTCGTCTACCATCTCGTCTTCCGGCTCGGTCTTCGGGCTTATGGATTCTCCGAACTGGGGGTTGTATCGCACCCAGACCTGTCCGCGTCCTGGCACAAGGTAGTCGGTTCTGGCACGTCTAATAGCGCTATCAAATCCGCACATAGCGATTTCATAGCGTAGAGCTCTTTCAAGGATCGTTGCCGCAATTCGTCCTGTAGGGTCCTTGTCAAGAAATCGCCTTTCGCAGATGGGTACTGGCACACGAGAATAGATAGCTGGCTTAAGTGTCTGGACATTCGACCAAAAAAGGTTGAAATGGCGCCGCTCGTCATCGATCTTCTCGCGTTCGTCGCGATAACGCTGGCTTATGCGCTTGCCGCGCTCGAACCAGCGCTTGTATTCGTCCTCGACGCTGTTGACCTGCCGTTTCCAGTAGGCGGCAAGGTCCTGTTCCTTGGTGGACATGGGTTACTGCCCATCACCGCGACAGACATAGAGCTGGCTGGTGCCGGAAGTACAGACCGCCGAGATGAACCCTGAATTGATGGGATCGATGGTGATGATCTTGGCATAGGTCGCCGGCATGCCGAAGGCTGCCGTGGTATTGGCGGTCGCCAAAGCGGTGCTGGTAGTCGCGATCTTGATCCAGACCGGGGCCGTGGTGTTGGCAATCCACAGCTGACTGCCAGCACCAACCGGCAATGCCACATTCTGTGCTGTCGGGGTGACGGACAGCGTTACGCTGCCGCCTGGGGTGAATGGACTATATCCTGACATTGTTACTTCTTTCCAAGTCGGTGCGCTTTTGGATCACCAGACAATCGCAGATGACCATCTTTCTGACTTGCTGTATGTCCCCACCCATGCGGTTGCCTTGAACCAGCAGTAGGCATTGGGTTATTGCCCACTGTTTTACCTTTGCTGCCATATAAGGTAAAAGCATCAAAGCCTTGTCCAGGTGTAGCGCCAACTTTTTTATCAAGAGCAGCCCTACGAGCCTTATCAGCCGCTAAGTCTGTGGCAGCCTGCGGGGATCTCTGATATTCCAATTCTTCCTTTGCATGTTGCAAAGAACTTTGTTCCATTCTCGTCATTGTGGGCTTTTTGGCCATCAGACCCTCTCGCTGACCTTCCTGGAGGCTTGCGTTTCCCAGAGGTCATTCATGGTGACTTGATTGGTCGGCCCGACCGACAGGATGCGGGTCGGTGGCTTGTTCAAAGGCGCCGGGATATAGGGCCGCGACATGCAGGCATAGCGGATTTCGTCAGGGGCATGGTCTTCCGACTCGGAATTGACATCCTCCGGCCGGTTAGCGTCATGCTCCAGCGCCGGCAAGGTCCTGATGCTGTCACGACAGGTAGAGAAGAAATACATCATAGGTCGTCCGTCTTCACCAACGAGTCGTGATCTAACCTGATCCCAGCCACCGATGGCGCCGTGTTCCCTGACTCTTTTATTGTCGGCGGGTCGAAATACCGGACCCCGTCGAGCGATACGCTCAGCAATCGATGGGCCACCATCTTCGGCAAAAGCCGCGGGGTCGAGGACACCATATTTAATGCCTGTATTCCCCTCCAGGTCTTTAGGCTCCTGCGTTTCCCGCGTGACAATGCCTTCTCCTACTTCCTCGGCAGTGAGTTTAAGTCCGAGATTCGGCCCCTGGGCGCCGTACCACTCACGATAGCGTACCAGCGCCCCTCGTGGTATACGTAGGGTCCGAGTTTGGTAATCATCTCCCGCCACAGCCCACCAGCCAATACTAAAGGGACGGAAACTGCCCCAGTCTGCGGATCGAAATCTAAGCCAAGAGATTGGTATAGCGAAGGGCGGGACAACATGCCTAGCCTCTGAGAATTCGGGAAAGAATGCTCCCTCGATGACCGACCAATCGCCCTCAAGCCACGCCCGAACCAATTGCGCATTGCCTACCATCTGTAGGTTGGCAACGTAATCTTTACCTAAATGTGGGTTGTCTTGCAACTTGCTGGGAATGAACAGCCGATCACGCGTGATGACTTCATCGGTCCAAGGATTTTTGTATTCGGTCGGTTCGATCTGCCAGCCTAGGGGGGCGTAGTCGATATAGCGGCTACGAACCCACTGATGCCCAGGACCGCCAGGGTTGCCAGTAGACCTAAAGCCCACCGGAATTCCCGATCCCGAAC